AGCCCGGGTGCATCTGTACAGGGAGGGCTAATTTGGCCCTCCTCCCCAGCACTGATGACGTCAGGGGAGGGCTGATTTAACCCGGGGGGGAGGGCCAATTTGGCCCGGGGGGGAGGGCTAATTTGGCCCGGGTGCGTTTGTTCACTAGGTGCAGGGCGGTACGGCGCGGCTAAGAGGATGTGATGGTCCGCCCCGTCGTGCCGCATCAGGAGCCCCCGTCGCTCCAGGTCCGCGATGGTGCGCCGCACGTTGCGCGTATCCAGGCCCGTCACCTCGGCGATCGTGTCGCGGGTCGCTGCCGACCGCCCCTCCGCGTCGGCAGTGGCGACCAGCGCCAACAGCACCCGCAGGCCCCGCTCCCCTGTCTTGGCCCCCGCCAGCCGGGCACAGACACCCGACCAGCCCGGCCAGTCATTGCCTCTCTGGCTCATGACGCGCCCCATTATCCGTCGAGAAAGTCATCAATACCGAGATCATTGGAGCGTAACGCTTCCGCGATGCGTAAGCGAAAGCGGTCGATCCGTCCCGCGATACGCTTACGCGGCTCGCCTACGATCCGGGCGACCGCCGCGGGCTGCCAGTCGCCGCCGGCGATGATGTGCTCGGCGTACCATCGCTCAAATGGCGTCCGCGCCGCACGTCGGATCGCATCGTGGATGAGACCGATGTCAGACACGCCGTCGCGGGGCGACCACGGCGGATCGTACCCGTCCGGTATCCGCTTTTGCTTGGCGTGACGCCTTGATTCATAGACGATTTTTCTTGCTTTCAGCTGCACCGAAAGAAGAAGTAGGTACCCAAAACTCCCGCGCGACGGGTCGTAGCTTGCCATCGCATAGGCGAGCGTGTCGTGTACGACCTCAACGCATAGGTCCTCATACTGGCGTAAGACGGATGGCCACCGTAAATGGCGCAGCAAGAAATAGTGCGCCAGCTGGGTGTACTGGCGCACCACCTCATCGCCGGCGGCCCGGTCGCCGGCACGCCAAGCGGATAGGCGCTCAATCGTCCACTGATCGAGCGCCCTAAGGGATTTAAACCTTTTCATGGATCGCTCCGGCAGGCTAGCGGATAACCAGTCGCCGCCCCTGGACGACCCGCACCCCGACGGGCAGCTCCCGGCCCTCACGGTGAGCCGCCAGCAGGGCGGCCCGATTTGGCCTGATGTCCGGCTCGCGGGGCGTCACGACGATGTATTCCGCGGGCCACACCGTGACGTCTTGCGGGTCCACCTCGACCCGCGGCGGGTTCGTGCGGACAGACACCTGCGCAATGTCCGTGTCTAGCCGCGTCGTGCCGGTCGCGTCGAGACACCGCATCACGTACTCACGCAGGCTCTCGGCCTGCCGCAGGCGGCGCGTCGCCAACTGCGCCAGACGCTCCGACTCCGCCTGCGCCGCCGCCGCTGCCGCCTCGATGCCCTGAATCGCGCGCACGCACGCGCCGACCCGCTCCCGTAGCGACTCCGCCAGCCGATCGAGCTGCCCCGACACCTCATCGGTGACCTCACCACCAGTCTCATCGATCGCGGCCAAAATCGCCGCCATCTCGCTGCTTACCTCGTAAAGCGTCATAATAACCTCCGTAGAAGCGAATAAGCGCCAATGTGAAAAGGTCTAGATGAAACAGGTCAAAAAAGGGCGGAACGGAATGAAAGGGGGCGGCCAGGGATCGAGAGCGGCGATCCCTGGCCCCGCGGGGTGTGATTGGCGCTCGTGCCCCCGCGGTTACTTTTTGGCCGGCGGCAAATACACGCTGGCAATGGTGTCCAGCATACGCTGCTGCAGTTTGCGCAGCCAGTCGGCATGGTCGTGGCTGGCGGCAACAACCGTAGCGAGCCGGATACGGTCATCCCAGTGTGGCGTATCAGGCACGCGGCCCGAGCGGCAATATGCGTCATACAGCGAAACGACCGCATGTTCCATCGTCACGGTCGCCGCGGACCTTTGCAGCGGCGTCAAGTGCGGAAACCGCTGGCGCACCAGCGCATTGGTCTCGTCCGCCCACTGGATCCACTGGGCGCACTGCCGCGCCACGGCGGCCTCATCTAGCCGCCGCGCCTCCTCGATCGTGTATTGCGTGGCCGCTGCCGCCGCCGCCGCTGACTCCGCCGCGGGCGCGGCCTCCGCCGGCGATCGTGCCCGGTGCCCCCGTAGCCGGGGGATTCCATCGCCGTATAAGTGACGCCCCACCCCGAACTTGACCGCGGCCCGCTTGAAGGCGTCCGAGTAGGCCGACTTCTCGTCGTCGCCCGTGTCGGCCATGCCCGCGTGGCCGCCAGCGTCGCACTTTGTCACGGTCGTGCCGTCAGGCAGCCGCAAGGTCAAGCGGCACACCACCGACTCTTCATTCTGTTCGTAGTCGTCCCACCAGTTTTCCGGGCCGACCACTTCATCCAAGCGGTTCATCACCGTGCGGGCCGTCACGTAGGACAGCCGCTGCTTGCCCTGCGGACGGGTTTTGATTTCCCGTGCGTCGAACGGTGCGGCCAGCGCCGCGAACAAGTCAGGAAAGCGTGTCATCATACCTCCGGGGTATGTACGGACGGCGAACGCACCAGCCAATCACGAATGGAAAAAGGCGGCCAGGGATCGGAGCAACAATCCCTGGCCCCGCGAGGGGTGTGGAGGCAAGTGTTCGTCCCCCCGCGGTTACTCCACGTGGCTTGAGCGGCCAACCACCGCACAATGGTAGTATAGCACATCTGCCCGCCGGATGCCAGAGGATTTCTCATGCCCATCCGCCTCACGCCTGACCAGCTCGATCGCCTGATCGGACGTCCACCGACGCCCGCATCGGAGAAACGCACCAGAAGCCCGCGCGCGCCGTCAGCGTCGCCGCCCGCTCCGCCCCGAGAGCGCGCCATTCAGCGCGCCGTTATCGATGCGCTCTCGGCCTGCGGCTGGCTCGTCCTCCGGACCAACGCCGGCCAGGTCCCGATCGGCGATCGCGTGGTACGACTCGGCCCGCGCGGCTGGCCGGATCTGACGTGCGTCTCACCGCGCGGCCAGCTGCTATGCCTGGAGATCAAGCGCACCCCTCGGTCGCGCCCAACGCGGCATCAGGAGGCGGTCCATGCTGAGCTGCGCCGCCGGGGGGTGCGGGTCGAGACGATCTGCTCGATCGAGGAGGCTCTCCAGGTCGCGCGCGAGGTCGAGGCTGACGCGGCACGTACCGATCCGGCACGATGATCAGGCCGCGGTGCCTCAACACCGGGACGAATGGCCGAGCGCCCGGCCTCACCTGACGCGCCCGACTCTGCGCCGCCTGCGTCGCCGCCCGCGCCGATGGGTGCCCTGATGAGCGCACCCCGCCCAGCCGATCGCACCAGCCGCAGTATGCTCCCCGCGTCGGCCCCGACTCGTCCGCGCCGTCCGTGCCCCCGCATACCGGGCAGACACTCGTCCGAGCCACGCGCGGCGGCCACGCGCCCGCGCCCAGCATCACCAGCCACGGCCGAGGGTACGCCTGCCCCAGCGACACCCGGCTCACACTGCACCCCGCCGCCGCCGCCTCCGACTCACCGACAATCAGCTGATCAGGTCCACTCTCGCTCTCGCCACCATCCACTGCATCCCAATCGAGCAAGGCCGGGTCCGGCTCGCGCGATGCGAAGGATCGGTCGATGACGGACGGGTCAAGTAACCGGGGGTGGTCCGCGTCACCGCGCGCGATACGTGTCTGATCATGACCCATGTCCGGTGCGCCGCGTCGCCGCGCCGCCTCCTCGTCGGGACATCCGTCTTAAACCCGGCACACCGTGTCCGGTGCTGCCCTATTAATGGTAGAGGGTCCGTATGACGCTACCAAACATATCATCGACCGCCGCGACCTGCTACGATCGTCTCGTGGTCGTCGCCGCCCTGCTCTCGCACCCGCAGACGGCGGCGATGCGCCGGCAGGATCTAGCGCGGGCCCTCGGATGGTCGGATCGGACCTTGCGACGCTATGAGCGCCGGATCGAGCGCATGATTCGTGAATCCCTAGACCCGGAGAGGGGGTGATGATGTCATCGGCGGCAGACGGGGCCCCGGACCGCGCGGCAGAGGTCGCGCCCGCACGCTCGGATCACGCCACACGCCCTGACGTGCGTCAGAATGCGCTCGAATCCCGCGTCGCTCCGACGATCGTCCTCATCGTCGGGGCCGTCCAGGACGGCTACTACGGCTCGACTTTCCGCGCCGCCGCCCAGGACTACTGGGGCGACGGATGGGCCCAAACAATTAAACAAATCCTCGACCACTGGGACCGACCGGGGGTCATCGATGTCGAGTTTCGGGCCGATGTCACGCGCGGGGCCTATGCATGGCTTAGTGATGCGATGGTGCCTGCCGGCATGGTCGGGCAGGCCCAAGGGTCCGCGCCCCGGGGCGGCATCGCCGCTGTTTCTTTCGCCGTCGCCCGCCAGCACGGTATCGATCCAGGCCGCGTGCTCATGCACGAGGTCGGGCATCTGCTCCAGCGCCCCACCACACCCCAGTCGGGACACGTGTCCGACCCAGCCAGCATCATGTACCCGCTCGCGCACCCGATCGCCAGCTACCGCGACGTCGGGATCGACCCTGCCGCACCGTACCGCGTCTCGGACGCCGACTGGGCCACCGTGTTGCCCGCCTGGACCACGCCTCCGCCGCTCATCCCATCGCCGCCCGTACCCCAGCCACCGACGCCGCCCCCGCCCCCGCAGGAACAGCCCGCGCGCGTCACGGTCGGCATCCAGGCCCCCGCGGTCGCCGCGCCGCGCGAGATGGTGCCCGTCACCATCACCGTGACCGGCGGTACGGGCACCCTGCGTCAGGGCACGCTCATCGTCCAGACGCCCGTCGGGAGCCAGCGCTACCCGATCCCCGAGCTAGGCCCGCGCCAGACGTGGACGGCCTCTCTGGCGGTCGAATCACCCGGCGGGTCGTGGATGATCCGCGCCGTCGTTGAGGGAGCGCTGCCCACCGGCTCCGAGCGCGCCGTTGCCTGGATTCATCCGCGCCGCGCGCCACTCGCCGCGTCGCGCCCTCTCATGCGCCCCTGGACCGCGGAACACGCGCGTGTTTTCGCGGAGCTGCGCCGCCTACCCCTCTGGCGGCACGCGCCCGCTACGGACGTCGCCACTGAGACGCACCGACGACTCGGAACGCTCTAGGATGATTTATCGCGTCATCCGCGTGGGCCGCGACCACGTCACGATCGAGGTCGAGCTGCCCGACTGCGTTGCCCCGCCGCCAGAGATTCTCGACCGGCTCGATCGCTTGGCTGGTCTGACACCTGTCACACACTCTGCCGCCGCCGCCGCCCACTCTGCCGCTGGAACCGCCTCTGCCGGTCGCGTCATGGGTGCCCGCCCCGCGCCACCACACGCTCCACCCTCGCCGCCCGCGGCACCGCAAGGCACGACCGCCGTCGATACGATCCTCGCCCGGGAGTACCCGCCCGATGCGTGACCTGCTTGCCCTCGCCGCCGCCGTCGCCGATTCGCTCGGCTCCCTGCTCGCCCTCGTCGGCTGGTCGCTCGCACTGGCCGTCGCGCAGGTCGCGCTGCTCGTGCGGATCTGCGCTATTCTCGCCGATATCCGGAACCGGGTCTGACCGATGTCCGTGACGCGCACACTTGCCCGATTGGCTCTCGTCGCCGCCGCGACGGTCGCGCCCGCGTTGCCGGTCGTCGCGCAGTCTCGACCACCCTACGACGTGGAGATTGCCCGGCCTACGACCGACCTGCCTGACGGAACGCCTGCTCACGCGACATTTGATTTGTCGCGGACCCTAAAAAACTGGGCCGGCACCGACGGCGCAGGCTGCTGTGTCATGGCGTCCACCGCGAATAATGCGATCGTGCTGGGATCGACCGATGTCGCGGAGACGATCCGGCGCATCTCCTCCGCGCGGCCCGGCGGGCACTGGCCCGAGAAATACCGCGATCAGATGCGCGAGGTCGTCGCCCGGCATCCGGGCGTGATCTGGGTGCAGGACCCCAGCGCCGACTACGAGACGCTGCGGCGCTGGAATGAGCTGGGTGTCCCCCTGGGTACCACCTACGGCTGGGGCCGGCGCTACGGTCAGCCGATCGCGCACATGGTTTCCGTCGCACATGTCGGCCCGTATGACGACGGCTGGTGTGTGGTGGTGGACAACAATTTCCCGCGCGAGGCCGTGCTACTGCCCGCGCCGGAGTACTGGCGGCGTGCGACAATCGGCTCGCCCGTCGGGCGGACCTGGATGACCGCGATCCTCTCGACGCGCGGCGTGCCGGAGCCAGAGCCGGAGCCGGAGCCCGCCCCTGCGCCTGCGCCAAACCCTGGCCCCGCATCGCCGCCTACTCCGACGGATGTCATCGCTGTCATCGCCCTGGTCGTCGCCTCACTCTCGCTCGTGGTCGCCCTGTTGGCCTACCGCACTTACTAGGAGGTCCCCTCGTGCTGCCCCATCTCGTCGCGCTGGCCTGCTGCGTCGCGCAGGCCGCTGGCCCGCACGACTGGCGTCCTATCCCCGGCTATCCGGGGGCCTACGTCCGTACCGATATCGAGGGTAACGTACATCGATTTTACCCCCACCCGCCCGGAACGTCGCCGCGTCAGCCGAATCAGTGGCGGCTGGCAATCAATCAGGGTGGACGTGGGATGCGCGTCATCGAGGACGCCGCCGGCATCCACACCTGGCAGTCGGTAGACTGGCTAGACAAGCGATTCAAAGACGTGAATGAGTTCCGCCGATACGTCGAGGCGCACCCGGCCCAAGACATGCGTGTGACGAGCTACGGCGTAGACACGGCGCGCGTTCATCAGGCCGCCGTCGAGTCAATGCGAGTCAAAGAGGGGGGCGCGTCCGACGCCGAGGGCAACGGGCCGACGACGCCGGAGGAGTGGGATCGGATGCGCCGCCGCCGCCCGGCCCCTGAGCCGCCCGTACCCGCGCCGCCCACGCCGGCTCCGACACCTGCCCCTAACCTAACCGCCCGCGCGCTGAGCCTCGCGCTGATTGCGCTCGTCGCCGTCATCCTAGGCCTGTTGCTCATGGGCGCAAGCGAGTCATCGCCTGAAGAGTCAATCGAGGAGACATCCGATGCTGAGCCATGATGTCCTCGCGACCGCCGCGCTGGCATTCGCCGCCGGTGCGGGCCTCGGCGTCCTCTACCGCCGCCGGAGCTGGCCTCGCCGTCGCGCGCAGGCCCGCACGGCAGCGGCTCATTCGCCCGAGCAACGCCTGAGCATTCTCGCGCGTGAGCTGTTGCGCGTGCGCGAGGAACTGGACCGCGAGCGCCGCGTTCGGGCGATTGTCGAGGCGGAATCCAAAAGTCAGCCCGCCGCACCGCCCACCGACCCCATCGCCGCACCCTGACCGGTGCCCGACCTGTGGCCGCCGACTCAAGGCGCGCGGCTGGGGGCCCATCCGCCGTTTTATTTGGCGCGTCCGACGCGCCGTCACCTCCCCACCCACCTAGGAGCGACCTATCTATGCCCCGTTACGTCTTCGGGCCTACGCTGCAATCCAGCTACGTTTCGCTGCACCCGATTCCTGGACCCAAGCCGCCCAAGCGGGACGCCGTGGTGGCGTTTCTCGCGGCGGAGCAAGCCGACGGTGGCATCCGGTGCCGCCTCTCGATCGAGGATGGCCCCGACATCCTCCGCCCCGAGCTCATCTACATCCACACATCCGCCGCCGCTCCCGACCTGTCGCTCGATCCGCGCCAGTATCTCGATTTCGCCGCACCGGTCGTGTCTGAGCTGGTCGAGGCGGGCGAAACCGAAGTGACCATCCTCGCCGCGCCACCCGTTCACCCCGGCGGCGATCAGGATATCCCCGTCTGGCTGGTCACGGTGCTTGAGTTCGCCGAATGACCCACAACCGCAAGCAAAAAGTCGCCACGCTGGTGCGGCTGCTCGATAGCGGCTCGTCCATCTCCGACGCCTGTCGTCAGGCAGGCGTCGGGCGCAAGACGGCATGGGTCTGGCGGCGCACCGAGCCCCGGCTGGAGGAGGCGATCCAGCGCTCGCTCGACCGCCGCGCCGGTGCAATCGAGGACGTGGCGTATCGCAACGCGCTCGATCCCGACCCAAGACATAATGTTTTGCGAATTTTTCTACTAAAAGTGCTACTCCCCGAACTCTACCGCGAGAATCGAGAGTACGAGGAGCGCGCTCAGGATGATTGTGTGCGTGTTTACCTGCCGGCGAATGGCCGGCAGGTCAAGATTGCACGCGACGACGATGACGACGGCGATGACGACGGCGACGAAAACAAGTAGGCGCGTCATCAGACCGCAGCCGGGGCCGCAGGAGGCGTTTTTGGCGTCGGCCGCGGATATCGCCGTCTACGGCGGCGCAGCCGGCGGCGGCAAAACGTATGCACTGCTGCTCGAGTGTTTGCGCCACATCAACAACCCCCGCTTTGGCGCGGTCGTGTTTCGTCGCGAGTCGCCGCAAATCACCAATGAAGGAGGCCTCTGGGACGCCTCCGAGCGCATCTACGGCCAGATTCCGGGTGCAGAGGGTGTGCGCGGCCTGCTGACGTGGCGATTTCCGTCAGGCGCAAAAATCACGTTCCGACACTTGATCCATGAGCGATCGGCGGAAGCGTGGCAGGGCACCGAAGTGCCGCTGATTGCCTTTGATGAGCTCACACACTTTACCGATCGACAATTTTTTACGATCATTTCGCGGTCGCGCTCGACATGCGGCGTCATGCCCTACGTAAGGGCGACGTGCAATCCGCACCCCGGCTGGGTGCGGGCGCTGCTCGGTCCGTGGGTCGATCGTCGGCACCCGCTCTATCCGACGCCGCCCGGTGCGCTGCGCTACATGACGCGCATCGACGGCCAGATCACCTGGGTCGAGCCCGACTGGCGCGACGAGGACGGTCAGCCTGGAAAATCCGTGACATTCATTAGGGCGTCAATCTATGACAATCGCGCGCTGCTGGCGTCGAACCCGGAGTATCTCGCCACGCTGAGGGCGCTGCCCCCGGTCGAGAGGGCGCGGCTACTCGAGGGTGACTGGGACGTAACGCAGGAGGGGCTCGTCTACCCCGACTTTCGCCGCGCCATCGTCGAGCCGGACGCATGGCCAGCCCTCGATCCGACGCTGCCACGCTACGGCGGTATCGACTGGGGCTACCACAACCCCTTTGCCGCCGTGTCTGGCGTACTCGACGGCGACGGCGTGCTCTGGGTCGATGCGTGCCGCTACGCAAGCCACCGGCTGATCCCTGAGCATATCGAGGCGCTGCGCCAGCCGCCGTGGTCCGACTGCCGTCAGTGGTGGGCGGACCCGTCGCGGCCCGAGTCGATCGCGGAGTGCCGGCGTGCTGACCTGCCCGTGGTGCCCTGCACTCACCTCGGCGCGCGCCCGCGCATGGAGGGTATCGGACGCGTGTCCCAGCGGCTAGCCGCAAACAAACTCAAAATCCGCGGCGACCTTGGCCCGCTCATCGAGGAGGCGGCAAACTACGTCTACCCGCAGGGCAGCACGGGAGCACGCGCCGAGGAGCCGGTCGCGTGCGAGGACCACGCCCTCGACGCGCTGCGCTACCTCTGTGTCGGCCTGGATCGGATGCTGGGTATCGACCACACTCCCTCTCTGACCGCTGCCGCATCGCCGCCGCCGCTCAGCGAGGCCGCCGCATCACCTCCGCCGGTAGATGCACCCCCGCCGCCCGAGTACGACTGGATCGACGCATGGGACGTCTGACCGACTGGTGGCGCGACATCAAAGCCAGCCTCCGCGGCAGGCCTCATGATACCGCCAGCTACCGATCCGCCGGCCTCGTGGACCTGTTTGGCTTGCGCCGCGAGCCAACGATTGCGGACCTCGTGCGACGCTGTACAAACATCGCCTACACGTGCGCCCAGCTCAACGCTCAGGCGATCGCATCAACACCGCTTCGCCTGTATGCGACGACCTCCGCCGGCCAGAAGCGGCCTCGCGTGCCGCATCGGCCCGTTAGCCGGCGCACGAAGGCCGCCTGGAGCGCGACCCGGCCTGATATCACAAAGCGCGTCGCAGGCGCGGAGGCCGTGGACGAGATCACCGAGCACCCGCTGCTTGACCTACTGGATCACCCCTGCGCCGACCTGGACCGATGCGCCCTCATTGAGCTTATTTCGCTCTACCTCGATATTTCAGGCGTCACCTATCTCTGGCCCGAGCAATCCGGTCAGACAGGCGTCGCGGTGATGCTGCCCGCGGATCGGCTCTGGGTTCTGCCGTCGCATCAGGTGACACCGACACGCGACCTCGACACCCGCGATGATCCCGCACTGACCCGCGTCGCACGCTACGACTATGTCGGCGACCGCATCACACGCACCTACACCGCCGACGAGCTCATCGTCATTCGGATGCGCGCCCTGACCGATCCCTACCTGCGGCCGTGGTCGCCATTTCGGGCCGCGTGGGAGTCAGTTCTGATCCACGATGAATATTTGGCCTATGAACAGGCAATCGTGACCAATCGGGCACGCCCGGACTACCTGATTACGCCCGCGGATGCTGCGATGCCGCTGGGCGAAGAGGAGGCCCGGCGGATCGAGGCGTCACTTGTCCAGCGATTCGGCCGCAGCGCGTCAGGTCGCCCGCTCGTCGCTCGCGGCGCGCTCAGCGTCACGCCGCTCGCATTCCCCCCGCGCGACATGGCTGATTTGGACATTCGGCGCAGCGCCAAAGTCGAAATCTGCAATGCTTTTCAGGTGCCGATTGCTCTACTCGAATCCAAAGATGTGAATCGGGCCAATGCGGAGGCTGCGCACGTCGCGCATGGTCGGCTGGCGATCCGTCCCCGCTGCCGGCGGATCGACGCGGCGCTGACGCGCGGGCTCGCGGCACGCTATGACGAGCGTCTGTTTTTTGCCTTTGACGACCCGGTGCCGGACGACGCCGAGACGAGGGCGCGAGTCTACGGCATGTGGCTCGATCACGGCGTGCTCAGCATCAACGAAGTGCGCACAGAGGAGGGCTGGAGCCCGGTCGCCGGAGCTGACGAGCTGCTCGTACCCTCCCAGCGTGAGCCGCTCAGTCGGCTGGTCGACCCGTCGCCGCCGCTCAGCGACCCCTATGCGATGCCCGCCGATGAGCCTGACATCGATATCGATGTGGATGCCTAGCCACGTGTGCAAAGCCGCCCGGCCTCGCGGGCACGGTGAGCCGAATACCTACCGGCTCCCGACGGGGCCGGCGTTGCGTGCGATCCTGGAGGAGACATTTCTGCGTCAGCGCCGTGTGTGGCGGCGCTATCTCCGCCAGCTGGCACGCGGTGAGCGAGCGATCAGCAAGGGGGCAGCCCCCCCACCCTCAGTCGAGGCGGACACGCCCGATTTGGCCCGCCGCGCAATGCCCGTCCTGACTGAGATCATCCGCTCTGGGGAACGCCGGCTGGCCGCTGCGGTCGGGACTCGACCCATCCAGCGGGTGACCAATGAGCATGTCATTCAGGCCGCCGAGCGCGCCGCCTACGACTTCAGCGCGACGACCAATGCGACAACATCACGCCAGCTTGACGAGGCGCTAGCGGCCCTGCGCCAGGAGATGTCCACTGGCATGCAGCGCGGCGAAGCAATCGCACGGCTGACGAAGCGGGTCGAGGCGATCTTCGACCACGCCTCTCGGTCACGCGCTCGGACAATTGCCCGGACCGAGGCGATGCGGGCGAGCAATCAGGGCCTCGTGCTCGCAGGCGAGGCGTCCGGCGTGGTCTACGGCTGGCGCTGGCTACTCTCAGCGGGTGCGTGCGAGGTCTGCATGGATATCCAGCGGTCGATGCCGGAAATTCCGCTGGGCGGTGTCTTTGGCCAAATCGGCGACCACCCGACCTACTCGATCATCCGGCACCCGCCGGCGCACCCTAACTGCACCTGTACCGTCGTGGCCGTACTCGTCCCCCGCAGCTACGCGGTCGGCCCCGTCCCTGCGCTTGCCTCCGTCCCCTCGCCCGCGCCCGCACCGGAGCCAAAGCCTGACGCGCGTCAGGTCGTTTCCTCGGTCGCCGATGTGGTCGATCTCGCCGGCGACGTGAGCCAGGTGGTCGGGACGGCGCGCCAGACGATCGGTCGCATCCAGGCCGGCGAATCCGTGACGGTCGCTGACCTGTTCGACCTAGGGCGGCAGGTCGCGGACACGGTCAGTGGTGCCCGCGAGACGGTCGGTGGGCTGGCCACGGGCGATACCGGCGCGCCCAGCACCGTTTCGGCTGTCGTAGATGCGGTACGCACGGCGCAGACATTCCGGGTCGATCCGCGGCTCCGCCAGCCGGAGCTACCGCGCGTCCCCGGTGAGCCCTACGACGAGCGTAACGGACGCGCCGTCCGCATCCGGACCGACGAGCGGACTTATTACGCCAATACCGAGGGCTACGACACCGCCAAGCGGGGCATCGAAGCGATCATCCAGCGCGTCACGGGCCGCCCGATCACGCTCGACCAGGCGCTCGATATCTGCGGCATCCCGCGCGGACGTATCGCAGTCGTCTACCACGACGACATCGACGACCAGATCCAGGCGCTGACCGACGATGACCGACTGACACTGCGCTGCCAGCTGAAAAATAAACGATTGGAGATTGACCAATTTTATTCAAAGATTGGTAATGGTTTTGGGATCAAAACATTCCTGGGCATGGTCGAATCGGCCCGCAAAGCGGGACTGGAGCGGATTACGCTGACCGCGGCAGGCTCGGCGGAGGGGCGTGCGACGGGCCGCGCTGGGGTCGGCTCGGAGAACGGCTACTACACCTGGCCCCTCTTTGGCTTCGACGCGCCGATTCCGGACCGCGTGCTTGACGCGGCGCGGGCCGCGCTGGGCAATGTCTCACGGCTGTCTGACTTGATGCGTACCGAGGTTGGGCGAGCGTGGTGGAAAAACAATGGGGTCATGGTGCGCTGCGCCTTTGATTTAGCCGACGAGTCTGAGTCGATGCGTCAACTCCAGCGGTATCAGGAGGAGCGGCTCAAGAGGCTAGGCAATGGATGACGTGACGGATGATGACATCGCAGCGGCTGTCGCGGCCTGGGACCGCGCCGATGCCGACACCGACGCTGACGCCGACCGCCCGTCGGAGGATGAGTCATGAGCGAGCCGATTGTTGACGCGACCGACGAGCCGTGCGTCAAGACGATCACCTACACCGCCGAGCTCGATGACGTCGCCGAAGGTGAGCGCTCGGTCGTGCATGTGATTACGACCGACGCCGTCGATCGGGACCGCGAGGTGGTGCTGCCGCGCGGCCTGGATCTGGAGCGATTTCGCCGCAATCCCGTGGTGCTGGCCGGGCACGCTGGGGATCGGTATCCCATCGGCAAATCGTTATGGGTTAAGCCGGGTAAGATGGGCCGGGCGCTTGTCGCCAAAACTCAATTTGCGCGGACGGAGGACGGCGAGGCGACCTACCAGCTCTACCGCGACGGCATCCTCTCGGCGTGGTCGATCGGCTTTATTCCGATCGAGTCGGGCCGACCAACGGCGGATGAGTTAAAAGCGCGGCCTGACTGGCGTCAGGCTCGCTCAATCGTCCGGCGAGCCGAACTAATCGAGTATTCCGCTGTCGCCGTGCCGAGTAACCCAGAGGCGCTCACGCTCGCTGTGGCGAAAGGATTGACGCTGCCGGCCTGGATTCCGCCGTTGCCGCCGCCGCCCAGCGACGCGCCCGAACCGCCTCCGCCGGCGGAGACACTCGTGCTGCCCTCGCTGCGTGATGTCGCCGCGATGCCGTCACTGCGCGGCGCGAAAACCACAGCGCAGCTCGACGCCGAGATGACCCAACAACTACTGATGCGGGACTGGGACGCGGTGATTGCGCAGGCTGTCCGCGACCAGCTCGACCGCCTCATGGGCCGTATCTGATGCTGCCCCGGCCTCCCCACACCGAGCCACTCCGCTCGATCCGTCCCCGCCCCACCGACCGTGGCGCACGCGACCCCGGCGGCCCTAGGGAGACGCTGACGACGGTGTTTGTTCCCTACCCCTTTCATTCCATCAGCGGAGTTTGATCTGAGATGATTGTGACACTGACCAAAGACTACGACGGTCGTCGGGCAGGCGAGTCGTTCGACCTGCCTGACACCGCCGCCCAAACTCTGGTCCAGGCGGGCCTCGCCACGCAGGCGACCACGCCGCCTACGCCAAATCTCGACGCCGCCGCGCAGGCGCTCGAATCGCGCATCAGTGAGATGGTTCAAGCGTCGATTGTTAAGGCGGTGAGCCATATTCGCCCCGCTCAAGGGGTGTATCAGATTAGCCCCGGTGAATCCGAGGCGGATCGCCGCAAATCCTTCGCCGACAACATCCGCTGCATTGTCGCGGCTCAGCGCTACCGTGACCCGGAGGCGTTCGAGCGTTTGGCCAAGGTCTACGGCGCACGGCGTTACGGCCCCGACGGCGAGATTGAGCCGGTGCGGTCACTGGCCGACGCGTCAATCAAAGCCTCGTCGGGAGCCACGGGAGCTGCGGGCGGTTTTCTCATCGCGCCTGAATATGTGCAGGATCTTTTCCGGCTGAGCGCCGAAACCGCGGTTTTTGCGCCCTTTACCCGCCAGGTCAACATGGTGTCGCGCGAGCAATTCAGGCCGGCACTAGCTCAGACTGGCGCGCCCGTGAGCGAGGATTCGTCCCCGATGTATGCGGGGATTCGCATCTACTACAAGAGCGAGACAGCAAAACGAACCGCCTCGCAGCCGGTGTATGAGCAAATCGATCTAGTGGCGCACGACGCGACCGGCTACACGGAGGCATCCCGCGACCTGCTGGCTGACGCTCCCGGCCACGAGTCCGAAATTCAGGCGATGTTCCGCGAGGCGATCGCCTATAACGTCGATTATGTGTCGATGTTTGGAGATGGTATCAACAAGGCACTCGGCGCGCTGCACAGCGGCAATCCCTGCCGCCTGGTCGTCAACCGCGCCGACAACAACAAATTTACCTACGCTGATGCACTGGCGATGTACTCGCGGCTGCATATGCCGTCTGCGCCGGGTGCGTACTGGCTGATGTCGCAGACGGTCATCCCGCAGCTCGGCACGCTCTCGGTCGGCTCAACGCCTATCTGGATCGCCAATACCGGCGGCGCTCAGGGCGGCCTGCCATCCACGCTGCTGGGGCTGCCGATTCGTTTCACCGAGAAGCTGCCGGCCCTCGGCACGACCGGCGATGTGTGTTTGGTCAATCCACGCTTCTACTATCTCGGCTTCATGCAATCGCTTGAGGTCGGAGTGAGTGAAGACTTTAAGTTCGATGAAGACCTGATTGCGTTTCGATTCAAACTGCGCTGGGGTGGCAAGCCGGCCCTGCGCGCCACGGTCAAGCTGCATGAGGGCCGCACCACCGGCAACACTGAGGTCTCCCCATTCATCGTTCTTGGGCCAAAGGTGTAATTATGAATCGCCATCTATCTGAGACGCTCGCGGTCGTCGCCACGATCGATCCCGCCAGCTACAACGTCGGCTCGACGAATAGCGACTGGATCGCGCTGTCGCGCATTCAGCGTGTCCTGTTTGTCCTCCAAACGGGCACGCTGGCCGCGACGTCAACGATCGATCTGAAAATCCAAGCGCGCGTCGGCACGGGCTCGCCCGTCGATGTGCCCGGCGCGACCATCACGCAGTTGACCAAGGCGAACGGCGATAACCGGATCGTGGTGATGGAGGTGTCCACGCCGCGGATCGATTCGCTGGCCGCGGGATACGACCAAATCCGCGCTACCGTGACGGTTGGTGGGGCCGCCGCCCCGCTGTCGCTCGTGGCACTGGCCGGCATCATTGGGTACTACCCAGCCGCCCACGTGGACCTGGCTGATGTGGCCGAGATTATCCAACACACCTGATGATTCTCACGCTCGCTGACATCCTCGCACGAACGACGCTGACCGCGGCGCAGCAAGCGCAGGCGTCCGCGGTCATTGCGGCGGCGCAAGCGGCCATGGAGGGCTACTTGCGCCGCACGCTCGAACAGGCGCAGGGCGTGTGGCTGGTGCGTGGTGGCGAGCTGCTGGTCATCCCGTCGCCGCCTCTGACGGGCGTCCGCGTGCTGAGCTGGACTGGATCGCTAGGCGTCCGGGAGACGTCGGCAGCCGGCTGGGTGGAGGTCGTCCGCGATCCGCCCGTGGCGGAGCCGTGGCGACCGCGCCGGATCACCGCGGTCCGGCTCGCACGCTACATCGGCGGCGCACTGACCGAGGTGACGCTGCCCGTAGCGACGCACCCGACCGTCGGCGCGATGGCTGCGGTGATTGCCGCTCAGCCGGGGTGGCAATGCCCGCCGCCGCCGCCCGAGTGGGCCTCAATGCCCGCCCAATGGCTCGACACCGACACCGGTCTTGACCTGGACCTGTTTGGCGAGCCGCTCGACTGCCAGGTCGATCACGAGACGGGCATGATCACGCTAGGTCAAGCGTCGTGGATCGGCCACGTCATCGCCACGCACGGCTGGCCAGCGGCGCTCATCCCCGCCGCACTGCGTGAGGCGCTGTTGCTGGAAGCAATCGCTCGCTTTGCGGTCGCTGAAGCGCAGATAAGCGTCGCGGCTGGCATCCGCCGCCGAAGACTGGGCGACCGCGAGATCGAGTTTTTCCCGCCGTCGTCGGCGTCCCAATCGTCGTCCAGTGGCGGGACGCCGCCCGGCCTGATTTCGCCCGCCGCCGCCGCTCTCGCCGCCCCGTGGCGGCTCACTGAGACATCAACCATCGTCTACTAGGGAGCTGATCCATGCCTGGTCGTGCCGTCGTCGGGTACCGCAATGCGATGCTTGACACGACGAATACCTATCTCGGAAATAGTGCGCAGCTGCGCATGTATTCGGGCCCGCGCAATGCGACGCTCGGCCAGCTACCGGCCGGCACGCTGCTGGTGACCTATTCGCTGGGCACGTCACCTTTTGCGGCGGCGAGTAACGGGACAATCACGCTGACCGGGCTACCACGCACCGCGACCGCCTCGGCCTCTGGTACGATTGGATGCGCCGTGCTGGTCGATTCCAGTGGCAATGTCGTCGCCGACTGGAACGAGGGCGACGGATTCACAGTTGTCCCGACGACTGTCACCGCGTCGCAAACCGTCCAGCTGACCGGATTCAGCGTTGCGCTACCTAACCCGTAATAGGTGATACAGCAATGACTCAGACACCACTCGCTGACCTACACGCGCTGCTGGTCGCTCCCTCGTCGCGGCTTTGGTCGCAGGTGGAGGCCGCGCTGATCGAGTGGGCCGCGACCACCCTGATCGATCCAGCGGCCAGTCCGGACGCCGTAGCGGTCGCGGTCGCCCTGCTCGACGCTCCGACGCGTGTGCGGGCCTACGCGCTCGTACTGGCGACGTCCGACCTGACGCGCGACGCCAGTGATGCCGACGTCCGCGCGGCCGTGCAGGCCGCCGTGCCAGCGATGGGCCTGGCGCTGGCACGCGTGCGGGCGGCCAGTGCGACCGCGCCCGCGGCCCAAACTCAGACGAGGATCTAATCATGCCATACACCGTCACGCACAGCGGGACGATCTCGGTCGGGTCGGTCGCGGCCTCGACCTGGGGCGGCACCGGCTGGTTCGACGCGCAGGATAGTTTGACCTGCACGCTGAAACTCACGAGTGGTGCGACCGCGCCCACGTCCATCTCAGTGCGGGTTTTGGCAACCAACACAACGACCGGGACACCGCCGGCGGCAGATACCTTTGAGCTCGCCCGTTACATCGTCACCCCGGCAGCTGCGAATCAATCGACCGATTTCCCCGTGACATTAGCTCGCGGGGCTTACGGTGACCACCGGCGATATGCCATCGAGGCGTCGCCGACCGGTCAGGCGATCACGCTCTCGTACATCCTGACGCGCTCGGCCCTCTCCTGATGCGTCCGTCCAGTCCACTCGCCTACGGCACACCGCTCGTCTGGTACGACGGCGAGGGCCTCTCGCGGACCGCCCAAGCGGGCGATTCCGCGGGGACTTGGCGTGCCCCCTATGGACCGGCCGCACCGGTCGGGGCGGGGACTCCGACGATCCAGGCCGGTCCCAATGGATTCCGTGCCGTCGAATATGTTGGTGCTAATCGCCATCACAACGTCAATGTGGCAATGCCGTCGGCGATCACAGTGGCATTCGTTGTGCGTCTCACTTGGGATGCATCGACGCGCGATGATATTTGTGATGAAAATTCAGCGTCGTCGGGATTATTCGCTATACGCAACGGAGGCGGCTATCGCGGCGAAATGACGCCGCCCAATATCTGGGTCGGATTCGCCGGCTACGGCGGATCGCCGCGCGTCGTGGCCGCGCATGGCATGACTGGCACCCGATGGGGCGTCATTGCGGCGTCGATGTCGGCCAGCGACGCCAACTTGGTCATCAATGGACGTGTTCCGTCGTCATTTGTCGCGCGAGTTCCTGGGCCCCCCAGCGGAACGATTGCTAAATTGGGCGACCTTTCTGGCCTATCGACCGGCACGCGAAGGATTGCGCGATTTGCGGCGTGGCCGCGCGCGATGGATGAGCAGGAGCTGATTGATTTATCGCGCGACTGGATGAGCGAATTTGGGCTCATTAGTCCACGCTTATTTATCCGTGTTTTTGACGCACTAGCCCCCGCGAATGCCAATGTTAATCTCTCGCTCGCGCCGACGCTGACGGTGGCGGCGGAGGCTCTCGCCGACGCCAGCGCGAGTTTCTCGCTGTCGCCGACGCTGACGGTCATAGCGGAGGCCCCCGCGGATGCCAGCGCAAGTCTCTCGCTTGCGCCGACGCTCGTCGTAACGGCGGAGCCGCTCATCGATGCGGCGGCCACGCTGTCGCTGCCTCCGACGCTGGTCGTGGCGGCGGCCCCAGAAGCTGGTGCGTCGGCGTCGCTGGACCTCGGGGCTGAGCTGGTCGTCACAGCCGAGCCCGTGCCGCTGCCCGCGCCGCCGGGATCGTTTCCGGGCTCGCTGCTGCTGGGCCTGGACCTACTCGCACTCGGCACGATCGAGCGCCCCAGCCACGCGGTCCAGCCGGGCGACTATGGCGGTCTCGTGCCGGAGTGGTCGATCATCGCCTCCCACGTCCCGATGGATGTGCAGCCGATCGGGAGCCGCGCCCGGCCCGCCAGCGATGAGCGCGACGGCGTGCGGATCACACACCGCGTCTATATTGACCCCGCCCCGCTGGTTGCGGCTGGTACGGTTATCGGCGTGGGCGACCGCATCACCATCACAGCCCACGGCGCACCCCGCCGGCTCATCGTCCGCGTGCCCCGTGACCTCGACCTGCTCAGCGAAATGTGGACCGTCGATTGCGATTTGGATACATCGATATGAGTGACGGCCTCGACCTGATCATCGAAACAGAGCTGGTCTGGGATAAGCTGTCAGCGATGACGGTAGCGCGACAAGTGATGCGTCAGCGATTGATTCGCGCCGCGTTACTGGTGGGGAATCACGCCAAGCGGCTTGTCTCGCGGCGCTACCCGCCGGCGTCGTCGCCCGGTGACCCGCCTGCGCTGCGCACTGGGCAGGGCCGCGCCTCGATCGGCTTTCGTTCGACCGATTCGTTCCGCGGGATTAGTTTGTTTCCCGAAGTTTTTGAGTCGGACGAGGGGCTATCCGTGCAGGTCGGCTCATCGGTGGATCATATGGTCTATCTGGAGCTGGGCACGTCGCGGATCGAGCCGCGCCCGTGGCTCCGGCGGTCGCTGCGCGAGACGCGCGAGCGTGTCCTGCGCGTGCTGCGGGGTGAGGCGGATTCGGGCCTGGAGACATCCTGACGCATGACGACTCACCCGATCGCGGCGTTCGTCGAGTTTTGCCGGCGGCGGCAGGATATCGCTGACGCTCTGCCGGGCGGCGTCTATCTCGGACATGCGCCCGTCACCGCGGGCCTGCCACGGGCCATCATTGACCCACTTGACGGCTCGATTGACCGCTCGACCGGCACGCGGCCCGATCAAACACGCATCCGATCGCAGACACTGCAAACCCGCGTCGTCGCCGCCTCTGCCGCCGCCGCCGCCTCCGCTGCCGACGCACTCGCTTGCCTCGACCGGGCCATCATTGACGAGGCAACAATTCACGTCTGCCTCGACCTGGAAATCGGTCCCTATCCCGACCCGCCCGACGCCGCCCGATCCGGCCCGGACGGGGCTACTCTCTACGTCGTCGTTCTCCAGTTTACCATCTCTTTCAATGATTTGCGCATCTAGGAGCAACGTATGAGCGTCAACGGAAGCGTTTCTGCGGCCATTAATGTGCGCGACCAGCGCACGATCGGTGTCAACGACGTGCCCGTGAGTGTCGGTCCTACCTTTTCGGTCGCGGGCCAGATCACTAATGGCACCGGCGCCAATCAGGCCAATCGGACTTGGCACGCCGTCCGCACGATCCCCACGGGGGGCAATGACGACCTCGACTTGGCCGGCGGGCTGACCGACCTCCAAACCGGCGGCGCAATTACATTCACGTCAATTATTAGCGTCGCCATCAAAAACCGATCAGCAACCGCCACGCTGACGATTGGTGGCGGTACCAATACCGTGACGACGATCCTGCCTGGCACTTCGACCGTCGTGCTACGGCCCGGTGGATTCGTGGTGCTGTACGGCGCGGACGCCACGGGCTACGCCGTCGTCGCCGCCACGGGCGACATCCTGCGGATCAGCGGGACCGTGGGACAGCAGTACGACATCGTTATTATCGGACGCATCTGATAACGGAGGGTAAGTCATGGCCGTCGCCTACACGGGAAATAATGGCACCGTCACTGTTGACGGAACAAATATGTGCGTCACACAATTTCAATTTACGAAGACCAACACGGACGAGGACACCACGTCCACCTGCGATGCAGGATGGGACGACCAAATCGTGACATCGAGAAATATTCAGGGGTCGTTCTCGTATCACTACGACCCCGACAAACACGAGGGCCTGATGGCCGGCGAGACAGTGACACTCGTGCTGACGCTGCCTGGCGGCACGGCCAGCGGCCCAGCGACGCTGACTAGTGTCCAGGTGACCAGTCAGGTTAAACAAACGGTCAAAGGAGTGGCGAATTTTAAATCGAAAGGCCCGTGGACCATCGGCTAAAGGATCATTGACATGGCAGGCGATCCGCACGCTCTGCACCGGCCCGCGCAGGTGGTCACACTCGCGGGCTCGGAATTTCTCGCGCGGCCGCTGACGCTCGGTGGTCGCCACAAGGTCAACGAGGCGCTCAAGCGGGCGTGGCCGCACCCGGTCGTGCAGGCTCAGACACTCATCCGAGAAGCGGGGATCGAGGATGAGGCGACGCGCCAAAAGGTGATGGATCGAGCATTAGCCCTCTGGGACGGCTCAGGCTGGCCGGTGACGCTTGACTCTCCGCTAGGCCGCCTGCGCGCGATGGCGAGCGTAGACGTGCTGGCCGTCGTCATTCAGCACGCGCTCATCACCGATCAGCCCGACATCACCGAGGACGACGCGATTGCGCTGGGCGATCGGGCCTCCGTAGATGAAATTTACGACATCTTTGCGGTTGCTTTCGGGATCGAGCGCAAGATTTTCCGGGAGGCGCTGGGAAAACTGACGGCGGCGACGGCGACAGCGTAACGGGGCCGCCGTCGCCGGAGCCAGACCCACTCACTGACGCGCGTCTCATCCGACACGCCGTGCGTGAGTTCGGCTGGCAGGTGTCAGACATCATGCGATACTCGCGCGACGAGCTGATCTATCTGCTCTCGGACCCTGACACGCCGGACCGGACGTCCGCACCGGGTGCGTTTCCGGAGCCGATCCCCGCCGAGGTTTTCCGCGCGATGATGCGCGAAAAGCGGCGCAAGGAATCGCCGCCGGGGCCAACCGAGGGCGTGCGGCTCGACCCCGACGCAATCATCGAGACGCTGGAGCGCGGATGATATGATCCATCTTGGGGGTATTTTTGCGACGCTCGGGTTGCGCGACACCGAGTTTGCGCGCGCAATTGACCAAAACAAGGTCCGACTGGCGTCACTGGGGGCCGCCGCGGCGCAGGCGGGCCGCGAGGGCGCGCACGGCCTCCAGGCGATGATGTTTGCGGCACGCTTTCTGCCGGGCCCGATCGGCGCGGCGGCGCGGGCCGCGGGCCTCGCCCAGGCCGCATTCGGCCTGATGGGCAACGCGATCGAGGGTGTCGCATCAGCAGCCAGGCATTCGTTAGGGCTTCAGCCGCTGCACGGGCTGTTGGCCGGCGGCGGGCTGATGCTCGGTATCCGCGCCGCCGAGCAGAGCGCCGCAGCGTATGAGGCATCGCTGGTCAAATTAATGAAGGCATCAAACTTGACCGGTCAAGAATTTCAGGGGCTGCGCCGGGAGCTGGAGGAGCTCGCGGCGACGACACGTGGCGTATCACTCGATGACGTCATTTCGATTGCGACATCGCTCGCCAAAACCGGCGTGGCCGCGGAAGCACTCCGCGATCAGGTCGCCCAGATGATTATGGTCGCAAAAGCTGCCGATGATGTACCAATTGATGATCTTATTATCCGACTGGGCAGCATCAATTCGGTCGCCCAGCTGGGTGAAACCGGGCTTTTGCAGCTTGGGGCCGCGATCGACAAGCTCGCAGATACCGGCATTAGTTCATTCGACCGGATCAGCGCGACGGCGGCGCGGGCAATCGGCACCGCGAAAACTGTTGGCGTGTCAACTGAGCAGCTGTTAGGGATGGTGACCGCGCTACTGGAAACTGGCGCGCTTCCCGAAGCCACTGCGTCAGGTTTAAATCGGTTTATGCAACTTCTGACGTCAGCCGAGACGCGGAAGGCGATCGGCGACATTGTCCAGCTCGACGGCGAATCGCTCCAGCGGCAGCTAGAGCGGCCCTACGAAACGCTCCTGATGCTCATCGAGGCATTCGAGAAAATGACAGTTGTCCAGCGCTCCGCGGCCCTGGAAACACTCAAGCTGACCGGCGTCGAGGAGCGGGCGATCGTGGACAAACTGACCGCGGTCGTAGGGCGTATCCGTGAGGCGACGCGGCTGGCCGAGGAGCAGTTCCGTCAGCCCACCCAAGCGTTTGAATCGGCCTCGCTCGTGGACGAAACCGCACTCGCGCGCCGGCAGCAGATAATGAACCGCGCAACCATTGAAATGCAAAGGATTGGAGCGGAATTCTCCGATCTCACGACGCGCGTCAAAGCCCGTGCGGTCGAGGTGCAGGCGGCGATCCTGGACATGATCAGGGCATCGACTGGTGACGGGCCGACGCTGGCGGAGTGGGCCGAGCGGGCCATCGCCGTGATGGAGCGGCTCGGACAAGTGGCGCTCATGGTCGCCTCGCCGTTCGTTTCGCTCGCCGGCGCAATCAATCAGGCGGCGGACGCGGTGTACCGGCTCGGCGCAGGCGTCGCGGATTTCGTCCGCGAGGCCCCGACATCCCTACGGGTGTCGATGATTGCACTGGGCGAGAGCGTCGGCAACCTACTGAGCGGCGGCAGCGGGATGCACCAGACGGCGGCGGCGGCGCAGGCAGCGATGCGGCGGACCAGTGGTGAGCCGGACGCGAACGGCACGGACCAGGCGTCGATCGCGGCCAAAGCCTCCCGTGACGCGCAGGCGCAGGCAGACGCGCGGGCGGCGCAGGTCGCCGCTGAGCGCGCCAAAGTGGCCCAGCAGGAGGCCGCCCAGGCCGACCGCGAGCGGACGCAGGCGTGGATTGCGGGCATCCGCGACGGCATGACACGTGTCGCACACGAGGTGGGCGACGTCCTCCAGCACGTGACGTCGCGGGTCGAGGCGCGGGCCCACGCGGTCGCGTCGGTCGCGGTGCAGGGCATTACGGCGATCCTGCACACGGCGCAGGATCGGCTAGCCATCATGGGCGCGCCGGGCCGCACACTGGGCGGCGGCGCAGAGCTTGCACGCGCCGTGCAGGCCGCAATCGGCGAGGAGACACAGCGCATCGCCGAGCGCCAGCTGGCCGCCCAGCATCAGCAGATCGGCGAGCTGCGCTCGATCGGACGCACGCTGCGCGATATCTCGTCGCGGCTGGCACAGGGCTTCGCCAAGGCCGTACTGGGGTGATATGAGCATGCCAAAACCAACCGTGCCATTCCGGGTCCTGCGCGACCCGGCCCCGCAAGCCCGCCTCGACCGCGACGGACCGGTTGTGCGCGCCAATTTTTTGGTCAGTTGGGATGATGCATTCAGATTTGCGAATGAGGCAATGGGATACGTCATCTCGCCGGGCGGTACGACGATCGTCCGGGTGCTGCCGTGGCAGTACCCCGACCTACCCGCCGTGTTTTGTCGATCGGTGCAGATTGTCCCGATCGGTGCGCCCCAAGGCGTTGCGGTGGCTGGTGTGCGCGACCAGTACGGCCTCCGCCCCGGTGAGTATTACACCCACGCGCGGGTTGAGGTGGAGTTCGGCGTACCCTCAGTGCAGGAAATCCGCGTCCCCGACCAGGACCCGGGGTGGCGTATCCAGATCGACCCGCAGGACCCGATCCCGTGGGTCGAAATGGACATCGAACACGACGGCGAGGTGATTACCTACGCCGAGGGGACACTTGTCTACAAAGTATCAAAGAAAGTTGTTCCGTTCAGGAGTTTCCGACGCATCGGCGTGGCAACCTGGATGGTGCGCATCCCGCAGCTGCCTTTCATGCCGTGGCCTATTTGGCGTCGCTATATCAAACACATCAATGATCGACGATTCCTTGGTGAACCTGAACGAACGGTGATGTTTGATTCATTTCGCACATCAAGTATTGCGATGACGGATGGGACGGTGCAAAAGCGGGCTGAGCTGCGATTCCTCTGGCGTGAGCTGCCGTGGGATGAGGTGATTCGGCCCGAGGACGGGCTGCCCGAGCAGGTCGAGATCGTTGGCACGGCCGACCCGCTCTACCGCACCGCTGATTTACGCGACATTTTTCGTGTGATTGGTCTCTGACAGATGAATGAACGACTGCCACGATTTCAGCCCGGTCAAGTATTGGCCGCGCGTGACCTGAATCGCCTCGTAGATGCCGTCGAGCAGGGGCAGGTCGTGCCTGTTCAGGGCGGCAAAATCCGGGTCACTCAGACACCCGTCGGGCAATTTGTTGATGCCGATGTCAATGATACAGCGGTCGTGCGAATTACCGGCACCGCGTCGAATGGCCTCTATCCGGGCCGCATCCAGCGCTGGGACGGCACGGCGTGGGTGGATGGTCCCGAGGTCTGGGTGAGGGTGCTGGGATGATCGGTCGGCACGTGGCGATGCGCACCGGGCTGACGCACTCGGACGGGCGTGAGATTGTCGTCGTTGCCGATCCCTGTGCGCCGATCGAGGGCCGTCACGTCGCGCTGCGGACAGGTCGCGTCCACACGGACGGGCGCGAGATCGTGGAGGTCTCGCGGTGTCGCACCGACGCGCCCCAGGCCGACACACGGCACGTGGCAATGCGGACCGGCCTAATACACACGGACGGGCGCGAGATCCTCATCATCGCCTGCCGGACATGTATTGTTACGTGCCCCCTGCGCGTCATTGTACGTGGCCGATCGGTGCCACTTTCTGGCGCAACGGTCACGATCCAGAAAGATGACCAATCATTCACTCTAACGACAGATAGTACAGGTGTCGTCGAGTTTCCGGACATCACCGAGGGCGAATGGACAATCACCGTGAGCCACCCGCGGTACCAGTCCGCGACGCGCACGATCACCCTGGAATGCCCTGCGCCCGACCAGGAGTTTGACTTGACCACACCTGCGCCGGGTTATGTTTTTCCGGGCCTTGAAAACGCCGAGTGCCTCGGGGTCCATCCGATCCCGCAGACCCTCTATTATACCGACTCGCTCATTGGGTCGGTCGCATTGACGTATCATGACACGCTACCCGCTGATTTTAACTTCACCGCCGGGACCGGGGGTATCCCTGGCATGTACCGCCCGGATTTACTGAACGTCTACGTCAGCGCGCCGGTGGAGCTACCGGTGCCGTATTATTATATTGATCCTGGCGCAGATGCATACGCACCCTGGTCGCTTCCGTGTCGTCCTGGATCGATCACACCGACCGCGTACCGCGCGCAGGTGCGCGTGGTGTACTCGCCTTGTTTCGGTTATCTCCATGTCTACCATACCGACATCCGGCGCGACTACGTCTGGCTTGGCCATCCATTCACTGAGTATCTTCGCGTTGGAGTTATGAACCCAACAACATATGAAGTTGTTGCGTGCCCGACGGAGACTTCGACTGGTCAAAGGACGACGCTTAATCTGCCGTGCCGCCTCGGCATTGGGTCAAATTTGTTTACGTATCCAGTGAGTGAATTGACTAACCTAAACACAGTGCGTGTCAACTATTTATCTGGTAACAAAAGCTACCTATGGACATTTGCCCCGTGGCTCGCAAATCTACCGGCGGGCGGGACGGGGACCCCCGGCTCAGCGACGAGTTTTTCTTCAACCTACCCACCATTCATTTCATCATGCGTCCTGCCGATCACATGGACATTGAGCGAGTGACCCATTGCGCGGCCTGCCCGATCCCGGACCGGTGCGGGCGCGCCGGGCTGCGGCACCACGACGGGCGGACGTTCTGCGAGACGTACTTGGCCGCGCGGGCCAGCACGGGCCACGCCGCGGCAATGCCCGCGTCCACCGGCAGTGGTGCGCCCGCGGCAGCGGCAGCGGCGGCGGCAGCGGCAACTGGAGTCGTGCGGGACGATGCCGCGCTCGCGCGCGTGCGGGACGCGATCGCGCGGGTGCGCCGGGCGCGCGCCTGCCCGCACCGGATCGACCCGCAGCGGTGCAATTGTTCACAGATTGCTGTTTGTTCAGCGGGCCGCGGCGACCTGAGCCAGGGCCAGCGGGCCTCGCTCACCCACTGCATGGCGTGCGTCGGTACGCTGCCTGACGCCGCTGCCTCGTCCTTACCCGCGCCCTAACGCCGCCGCCGCCGCCACGCCCGATCCACCCTCGCCGCCGCGTCGCGCCGACCCACATCGGCACGACCCGGCGGTTTTGCATTTTTTTGACTTGCCGACTTGACGACACGGCACTTGTGACGTATACTGTATGTAGACGCGGGCGACACAGGGTCGGACGCGGCGCACTGACACGGCGGGATGACCGCCACACGCAGGAGATGACCCATGACCGAGATCACGAGGCTGCGGATCAAAGCCGAATTGGCCGCGCGGGACGCGGCCCTGGCGGCGGCCCGAGCGATGGACGCCGCCCGCGCGGCCCAAGCGGCGGCGGAAGTGGCCGCCCGTGCGGCGGAGGCGGCCCAGGCGGCCGAAGCGGCCCTACAGGCCGCCCAGGCGGCGCAGGCCTCCCGGACCGCAGCGCAGACCACGGCGGCGGGCTTCGCCGAGGCGTTCCGCCAAGCGTTCGAGCGGCTGGATCGGCGCAACGGAGGCAACAACTTTGTGCGGCTGCTTGAATTGCGGCAAGCTCTGCCGCAGTTCGACCGCGCGACGTTCGACGCGGGGCTGAACCAACTTCGCCGCCAGTGGGAGTTCTCTTTGGAGGCCCACGAGGGGCTCCATGTCCAGATCTCTCCCGAGGAGCGCGAATCCGGCATACCGGAAATGGGGACGCTCTTGATCTACGTCTCGCGCCGCCGGTCGTGACCGGCGGCAAAGGAGAACGCGATGGACGAGTCCCAAGCACTCACCTTCGGCCTGGCGCTGCGCCTCGCCCGCCAGCGCCGCGGCCTAACGCAGGCCCAGTTGGCCACCGCAGCGCAGGTTTCGCTCAGCCTAATCCAACGGGTCGAGCGAGGCCGCTACCGACCCCGCCTCGACGCGGCGCGCCGGCTGGCCGCCGCGGTCGGGGCCAGCCTCGACGACCTGTTAGCCGGGCGCGTGTGAGCCCGACCCGGCCCCCCCCCAAAAAAATTTCGTGCGTCACTCTTGACGGTCAGTCACTTGTGACGTATGCTGTAGTAGACGCGGACGACACGGTGTCGGACGCGAGACCATGACCCCGGCGGGATGACCGCCACCGAACAGGAGACGAGACCGATGATCGCTACCACCACCACCACCTACGCGGACCCGTTCATCGTCCCCCCCGAGGAGGGGGGGCAGATCGTGTCACACTCGTTCGCGCTGCTGCATGATCGAAACAGGCCCGTCCTGGTGCGGCTCACCTACGATGCGGCGGATGGCCGCCGCACCTTCCACGTCTCGAAACCGCTCCGTCATGACGACGGGGCATATTGGAACGGGTCCCCCCGTAACCGACGGTGGAAGGCGGTCACCGTCGGTCACGTGAACCAACTGCTGCACGACAACGGCTACGAGCCGTTCCCCGAGGACTGATCGCCCCATCCCCTCTATCCCCCCGCCCCGCCG